TTGGCGTTATGGTGTGAAAGGACTATATTACTTGCGCACCGAAACTTCAAATAGAGCAGAAAATGTTGCGCAAAAAATTGAAAGAGAAAGACTAAGAGAAGTCGTAGAGGTAAATGAAGATGAATGCCATGCTTGCCACGCCTGAGATTGAAATCTATACAAAGGACAACTGCCCATACTGCGTACAAGCAAAAGCATGGTTGACTGAACACGGTTTCAGTTATACTGAGAACAAGTTGTACAACGAGGAGCAACTGCTTGCGTTTATGCAGAAGTGTAATGGTGCACGCACGGTTCCTCAAATTATTATTAACAATAAGTTGATTGGTGGCTATACTGATCTAATGAAGATTGGTGATAGTCTTGTTAAGAAGCAAGGTGGTGGGTTGATGGAGTTCTCCAAAACCTACAAGCCATTCTATTATCCATGGGCAGTAGAGATTACAACACGACATGAAAAGGCACACTGGATTGAGGATGAGATTGATCTTGGTGAAGATGTTACTGACTGGAAAGGTGGTAAAATTTCAGCAATAGAAAAAGATTACATCATTAACATCCTTCGTCTGTTCACGCAGTCGGATGTGGCAGTTGGTCAGAACTATTATGATCAATTCATTCCCAAGTTTAAGAACAATGAGATCCGCAACATGCTTGGTTCGTTTGCTGCTCGTGAGGGTATTCATCAGCGAGCATATGCATTGTTGAATGAAACACTGGGTCTGCCTGACTCAGAATACCATGCGTTCCTTGAGTATAAGGAAATGACTGATAAGGTTGACTTTATGATGGATGCGGATCCACATACTCAGCGTGGTCTTGGTCTTGCACTTGCTAAGACTGTGTTCAACGAAGGTGTAGCGTTGTTCGCTTCGTTCGTTATGCTACTCAACTTTCAGCGTTTTGGTAAAATGAAGGGTATGGGCAAGGTTGTAGAGTGGTCTATCCGTGATGAATCAATGCATGTTGAAGGCAACTCTAAGTTGTTTAAAGCATTCTGTGCTGAACACAGTCGTATTGTAGATGATGGCTTTAAGGCAGAGATTTATGAGATGGCTCGCCGTGCGGTTAAGTTGGAAGATAAGTTTGTCGAACTGGCATATAAGATTGGTGACATTGAAGGTTTGACTCAAGATGAAGTCAAGCAATACATTCGCTACATTACCGATCGCCGTTTGCTTCAGTTGGGATTAAAACCAAACTTCCATGTAAAGGACAATCCGCTGCCGTGGTTGGAGTGGGTACTCAATGGTGCTGACCATACGAATTTTTTTGAGTCGAGAGTAACTGAATATGAGGTTGCTGGTTTGAATGGAGAATGGTCAGAAGCATATGTGTAATAAATAACCATAATAAACCAACGGAGTATTTACTTATGTCTGAAATCGTTTACGAACTTGTTTGCGATTCATGTGGTGCTGATTATCAAATCAATTACATTGATGGGATCGCTAATCACAATGAACCAATGTACTGCCCATTCTGTGGTGCGGACATTGACCTAACTGATGTGGAAGAAGATATTGACGAAGCTGTTGATGATGATGAGTTCTTTGACGAACTTGACTTCGAAGACGACTGAGTACGATAATCCTTGGCTGTTCAACGACAAACCTTTCACATCTGATGACATACAGAAATTCGTTGGTTTCGTTTACTGTATCGAATCGTTGATAGACGGCAAACTTTACATCGGAAGAAAATACTTTTATAATAAGAGAAAGCAAAAGGGTTCAACCCGACGCAAGAAAAGTGAATCTGACTGGAAGAAATATTATGGGTCAAGTGAAGTCCTTAAAGAACTCGTTAAAACCCATGGAACAGAAAATTTCCGAAGAGTCATTTTGTCGTTACATACGACGGAAGGTGACTGCAACTATGAAGAAGTCCGCCAGCAGTTTGTAAATAATGTGCTTGAGGATGATAGGTTTCTAAACGAAAATATCAATGGCAAGTGGCATAGGAAACCAAAACATATTATTGATGGAAGAGTGATCAATGAAAATTACAGAATTTCAAAATGTCCTGAAGTTTAAGTTCTTACCGAGTGATCAAAATACAAACGATGTTCGTATTCGTGAACTTGAGTGGCTTGCTCCCTATATCTCAGCCAATACTCATTGCGTTGAGTTTGGTGTATTCAGCGGACTGACGATTTCTTGTCTTGCTACCGCACGTCCAGATCTTGAGTTTGATGGATTTGATTCTTTTGAAGGATTACCTGAAGACTGGGACATGGGGCAAAAGCAAGTAAAGAAAGAAGCATTTGACCGCAAGGGTGAGATGCCTGAAGTGCCTGATAATGTAAGACTATGGAAAGGTTGGTTCAACGATACTATTCCTGAGTGGAAGCGTACCGCAAACGAAACGGCAAAGCCAATTGGTTATCTGCATGTTGACTGTGACATCTACTCATCAACTGTTACTGTTCTTGATGAGCTGAATGATATGATTATGCCAGGAACGATTATTCGTTTTGACGAACTTGCTTGTTGGCGCAGCGTATTTGGTGAAGCATCTCCTAGCGGTAAAGCAAATCGTGTTGCATACACAACATGGCAAGACCATGAATGGAAAGCAATGAATGAATGGCTCGAGAAGTATGATCGTAGAGTTGTTCCTCTTTGTCGTAATTGGTTCCAAGGTGCAACAGTGGTGGTAACGCAATGATCGTATCCTATCAGCATAATTTCGTATTTGTAAAAACACGCAAAACTGCTGGGTCAACGCTTGAGAAATTGGTATCTCCTTTTCTTGGTCCAAAAGATATTTGTTCTGGCTCCCCAAGAGATGGAACGCCAGCCAAAAATATACAAGAAGGAACCAATGGGCATATTGGCTGGAATGAAATTAAAAACAAGTTTTGCACTGATGATCAATGGAACAACGCATTTAAATTTACCATTGAGCGTAATCCATGGGACAAAGTTGTCAGCTCTTACTATTGGCATCAGCTGATAAAACCAGACCAATATTCTAATATGGATTTTGAAAAGTACATTTTAACATCACAACTTCTCCCTATGGATTACAATGCATATGCATTGCGTGGAGAAATTAAGATTGATAAAATTTACAAATATGAAGATATGATGGAAATGTATAATGATCTAAATGATAGATTTGGATTTAAATTTACAGCCATTGATGTGTATGGCACAAGAATGAAAGGTGATGTTCGCAAAGAGCGTGATTATCGAAAACTTCACACGCCAAGAACAATCGACTTTGTTGCCAGATTCTTTAAACCTGTAATTGAATTATGTGGATATACTTATGACTGATACGATTAAGCTGTTCGTTGGCTGCGCACCTAATGGTGAAGATGCCGAAAGTCAAATGGTGCTTGAGTACACTGCTCGCAAGCATTCATCTCTACCAATTGAAATCACATGGATGAAACACTCAAATGATCCGATGTCCTTCTGGTATGGCTGGGAAAGCCGAACCTGGGCAACGCCATTCTCTGGTTTCCGTTGGGGCATTCCTGCTGCTTGCGGTTATCAGGGGCAAGCAATCTATATGGATAGCGATATGATTATCCTTGCTGATCTTGCTGAATTATGGAACAATCCATGGGACGATCATTCTATCATTCAGATGAAGGGTGATTGGCGTACCTGCGTTGCAAAGTGGAACTGCGAGCGAGCAGGCAAAGTGCTTCCACCAATTGATCAGATCAAGTCAGTGCCGAATGCACACCAACAACTGTTTAGTGGTCTGCAACAAAACCCACATTTACAGCAGTCATTTGATCGTCAGTGGAACAACTTCGATGGTGAGAATGATCCGCTTGACCAGATCAAGATTCTACACTATACTGATATGAGTACGCAACCTCACGGCAAGTATGCAATTACACGTCTTGAAGCAGAGGGTCGTAAGCATTGGTTTGATGGTGAGTTTCGTAAGCATCGTAGACCTGATGTTGAAGCACTGTTTGATAGGTATTACAACGAAGCGATTGATGAAGGTATGATGGCAACGGATTACTATTCAACTGATCCTAGCACTTGGGTTAATTATGTTAAAGAATCACAAGCAGGATACACTGCGAGCAACGGTTTTGATGTGACAAAAGGTCAATAATGTACGGTGAACTTCCTACCAGTCCTGTTGTATTTGCAGCATGCGACTCAAAATACTTTCTAGATCATGCTGGTCCATTTGTTTATTCTGCTGATGAGCATGGGTTTGATGTACACATTCATGTAGTCAATCCAACGGACGAGGTGCTTTCATACGCTGCTATTCTCGCATCAACGGTACAAGTACGCTTGACCTATACTTTCAACGATGAAGAGTTTGTCAATGTAACAGATGAAGAAAAACGTGCATACTATGCTTGCCTGCGTTTTGTTACAGCACCACCTATTCTACATTCTGCGAAAAAGTTGTTAATTCTTGACATCGACTGTCTTGTGATGGGAAAGTTTGACTTCCCTGAGCTGCCAGTTGGATACTATCCTCGTGAGCCATTACCTGGCACTGTTGGCTGGGAGGCACAAGGGACAAAGGTAGCAGCAGGTGCAGTTTATTATAGTGTAGACGCACTTAATGTAGCTGAAGCTGTTGCGGATACGATTAAAGGATTGCCGATGCGCTGGTTTAATGATCAGATTGCATTGAATCATGTATTCCAGCAATTACCTGATGAAGCGTGCTATAAGTTTGACTCTCAGTTTATGGATTGGGAGTTTGTTGAAGGTACAGCAATCTGGACTGGTAAGGGACCTCGCAAGTATGACAATCAAACCTATGTTGCTGAGAAGCACAAGTATGATCGTGCCGCAGACTTTATTGACTTTGCTAAGGTCGTAATCCTAAAGCCACGTCTAGACATTATGTTTAAGCGCAACGGATTGACAACCGCAAACAGTATGCGAGAGCCGATCCGTGAGCACTGGGCAAACTTCGTCAACAAATTGTCAAGTGAAGTAACCGAAACGCTGGTCATTACTGCTCCTCGTTGGTTCTTTAATCCAACAATTGCTGACGAATACTTTCCGAAGGCAACTGTATATGTTCCACATGTTGAAAAGGCATGGTGGGGCGGTGGTGACAACTGCCGTTATTATATGCAAACTGTATTCCCATGGCTGTTCACGATCGACACTCAAGGATATCTTGGCGGCAGTGCATACAAAGATACCTTTGATCCGAATGCAGTATATTCAGATGTTCCATTTGACGAACTTCAAGCATATATCAAGAAAGGTGGTACGAAGTTTGGACACCTACAAGGCAATCGTGACATCAATGGTCTAGTGAAAGATGGGTTTGTATTCGTGCCGATTCAGATTCCACATGACGAAACGATTAAGTATCACTCAGATGTAACTGTGCCACAAATGGTAAAGGCAATGTGTGAGTGGGCTGAGTCTAGTCAGGTTCCAGTTGTGTTCAAGGGGCATCCAGTCAACGCCTCCGCTATGGTTCCAATCATGGAGATCATCGAGCAGTACAAGAACGTCCTGTATGTGACCGACTACAATATCCATGATCTGATCGACCATGCCTGCGCCACCTACGTGATCAACTCGGGAACTGGGCAGGAGGCGATGCTGCACGACCGCCCAGTGGTGATCTTTGGGCGATGCGACTATGAGGCAGCTGTGATTCAGGGCGACCTGAGCGACCTTGCAGGGACGTGGGAGAGGGTAAAGGCGGACGATTTTGAGGATCGCAAACGCCTGTATCGCCGCTGGTACAGCTGGTTTGTAAATTCAATAACTTACGACACCCGAAGTTCCTAATAAAATCAATGACTTAGCACCCCCATAAGTCCAGTTTATGGGGGCATAAAAACATTCAGGGCAAAAAGTCGAAAAAAGTCGGTTCCAGGACTTTACATTTCTGTGCAGTGCGATATAATATATGCATTGATTGAGAAAAAACAGAGAGAGGACTATATTATGCTATCACGTCAAACTTGGAACAACTACAATACCTTCACTGGCTACTCACCGAGCAAGCTGCTTGAGATGTACGCTGACATCGACAATCGCAACGGTGTGATCTTCTGGTCAACTTCACCGAACGCTAACAATCCGAATGAAGACATGCTGAACGATTGGTTCGAGATGGATCTGATCACTGAGAAGGAACTGAACATGACCGTCGCTGCTAGTCTTGTAGCGAAGGATGCATTCCTCAGTGCCTACATCCGCAATCACTCTGGTCCAGCTTCTGAAGAAGA